TGGTTGTGGAGCTTGCTCCCGGCTATGATGGTTTACCCCATTGGCCTGTTCTGGGATACTCTCCTGGTTTTTGGCGCGTGCGTTTTCGGGCTGGTTGTTGAAAGGGAGCTTGGTCTTTGGACTAAGTTTAAGCGAGTGCTGAAGAAGGTGTTTTATTACCCTCTCTTTGGTATTTTGTTTTTCCTGATCGGCATGGAACGGCTCGGAAAGGCAGTGGGGCGGAAGACTCGCACGGCTTATCGTCGCGTGCGCGACTCGAGTTTCTGGACCTGGTTGTGGACCAAGTCTGGTTTGGCCTGGATGGTGGCAATTGCTGTGAGCATAACCATTATCATCTGGATGGCTCGAGATAAACGCGCGAAAGCGAAGAAACTGCGCGAAACGAAAGAGGCGTTTGGTAAGGCGGGTGTTGACAAGTATGTGCAATTTACGGACTATGTCCTGAATGTACTGCAAATCTTGGCTGGCATCATTGCCGTGTTTACTCTTGGAGTGGACATGGGCTTGCACAAGACTGCGATGTTGAAGTGGATCCGTGATAGCTGGAGAGCTACCATGGGAACGGGGATGCCAAGAGTCCATGATGCGAAGAATGAAGATTTGCTGGCAACGGTGGGTCGAGCTCGTATGCATTACCAGGACTTGAAGCAAAAGTTCGAAGACTACAAGAAGAAGCACGCCCGTCTGAGCGAGGAGGGTGATTTCGATGAGTTTGAAAAGATTCGTGTAACCGAGATCAAGTATGCGGAAGCTATTGAAACCGCTCGCAAAGATTGGGTTGCGGCTCAGGACGCCTTTGACGAGTCCCTGAAAAACATGGAGAATGTCCTGCCTGAAACTTTGGAATTGCCGGAGGAGGAGTTGTTGAAATCCACGACGCGCTTGTGGGAAACCTATGGCGTGCCTATGGTGGTCATGGCTGTGTTTACGGGAATCGTGTGCACGTGCCTTCATCTGTGGTACTCTTCTTATGACAATGAAGCGAAGGAGGCGAAATTGGTTCAGGAGGAAACTGCTGAAGCCAAGCCGAATCGTCACAATCCTAGCCCTGACGATGTTGCGGCATCGGATTGGTTTGACAAGGAGGCAAACAAGAAGAAGTTACAGGCCGAATTTGACGAGTGGATCGACAAGGCTTGGGGCGCCCGCGAGGCGGGTGAAGCTGCAAAGCTTGATGCCCTAGTCATGGTCCAGCGGGAAACCCTGGAGGAAATGAACCATCTCGGAAAGATTATGAGTCGTCGGATCGAAACGCTTGAGGAAAACATCAACGAAGCTCGCCAACACGATAAGTGGAGGTTTGTAGCGAAGGAGAATGCGGAGTCTGCTCCGGTTCTGAAGAAGTTGGATGTTCCTAAGAAGCCGCTTCCACCCGTTCCTGCAAAGGCGAAGGAGGCGCGGGACGATTTGGCGGAGTTGCTAGTGACTTTGGAGCAGAAGGAGGCCGAGGGCAAGAAGTGCAAAGAAAAGTGTGGACGATTTGCTCAGGTTCCTTCGGAGCGTTGCGCGACCTGCAAAGTACAGAAAGCTGCTGAGAGAGCGGCCGCCAAGAAGAAGCAGCGCGAGGCGAAGG